GCACGTCCTTGATGATCATAACCATCAGGGGAGTGCTGGTAGCCGCCCTCATACCCGAGCTTGCCTAAGACAGCAATAACTCGTTGAGTGACTGCTTCCACATTCCTCACCTGACAATGCTCCTTCTCCGCATACTCCTCCCATTCGGAGACCATTGGATTTATATCCGATGCGATCTCCACAGGAGGCGGGGGCTGGACAATAGCCTTGGGTTTGAGCACATTAAATGTGTCTCCACTCGGCACGACCCGTGGGGTTTTGGAGATAATACTCTGAGCCCCACTTGTCTTTGCCGAGACCACACCCACGTTATGCTCAGCCCTCCGCAATTGCTTCTCCGCATGTGGATTTCTATCATTCAAAACCACACACCTATTCGAAACAAGAGTGGGAGTCTTTCCGGAGCCCGACACATAAAGGCCTGCTTTATCTATTTCACGCAGTATATCCTCTGGTGGCTTGTCACGGACCCCAACAGCCCCAAGGAAGACCTCATAAAACATAACACCACCTGCGGCATATATCACTGCACGCATCTGATCAACCATGGTTTTGATCTTCGTCCCCTCTGCTCGGCCACGTAGTACCTCAGCATACCCCTTTACTTCGGGGACAAAAAAACCATGCTGGGGTACTGTCTCTCCCCGCTCGGGCTCTTCCGGGGCCTCCCATCCCAGCGTCAAGATGGGCTTATCCCCTTCAGCCTTTAAAACAGGTTCCAACACTGCTCTACACCCCCTATAATTCTCCTCTATAAATTGGTCCACATCAGGGAAAAGACTGAACCAGGTTTCCTCCGCTGGTTGGTCCGCACTGGAGTACAAATCGTGGAACCATTGGAGAGAGGGTAAACCTTGCGATGTGGGGTACTTAAAACTCTCCCCAAACATCGCAATGTTCTCCGGCAACTCTCCTGTCCCACACTGAACCTCCATGCAGATGGGGACCCCAGGAATCTCATTAATCATGCCATAAATCGCATTTTGAATCTCGGGATTCGAATAGGCGCCAGTGATCAACCAACCACGAAGGCGGTCAAAGTGGCTCCTCTGCGCCCCAGTCAACGACTCCTTCGTTTTCCCCACCGACTGCCTGGGAGATGTTATAATATTCACCCAGTCTTCGGTGGGCAGCCAGGGTACAGCTATCTCTTCCCCAGTTCTGCGATTAAGCATTTTCTTAATATGGACTCCCAGGAATTTCGATTTTGACCACACCTCCCCCACAGGAACTTCTATCCATGGGGTAACAGGTTTTAGCTCAAAATCCCCTTTTATCTCCAACCCGCAGTTCTCCTTCATCCAGTTCTTTATAAACCCCTTCTTAAACCACATCGAGGAATTATGGGGGTGGTATCGCGAGCAAGCTGACCAAGACAGCACACTCTTGACAGTGTCAAAGAGGGTTGTCCCCACCACACCAGTCAAGAGTCCACCCCAGCCACGCTTGGGATTCTTCGTGTAAACCTGATCTCCATCAATTATAAATGGAGCTCGTAGGGCGAAGAACGGCCACCAGAAATAGCATATAGACTTCCAGAAATCGTTTTCGCCCCAC